GTGCGCGGTCTTGTACCATTTGATCTGCCAGTTAACGACCGCCTGCTGCACTGGAGTGAGTCTCATAAACTCTTCGCGCAGAGCCTCCTCATCATCCAGTACGGCAGTTAATGCACTCATTCCGCCTGGCGCGCCATCTTCAGGGCCTTGAGGAGCTCACCAAACACTGAGACGTTTTGCTCGACAACCACTGGGTTTTGATCATCACCAGAGTGAGTTACGCGATCGCCATAGCGCTTGGGATTCCATTTAGCCAAAAGCTTTAGCTTAATCTCGCTTTGCATCTTTACCCATTGCACATGACCATTATCAATGCGGCTGTAGCCTTTTTCATCTTCTATACGCTCTGGCGGCTGCTCAATTAGCTGGTAAATATCCTCTGCTATAGCGTCCTGACCAATTTCACGCGCACACGCGATTGCTGTGGAAAGGTCTGCGTCTTTTCTCATCCAATCGTACACAGTTCTCCATGCGGGGAATCCCTCTTGTCTGCATATTTGTCTTAATGGGATTCCATCTGATAGTTGTTCGCACATCTTTCGTGCGATTACTGGATCATATGTACTTGGTCTACCTGTTGGTAATGGTATTTTGTCTTTCTGTGTGGTCATAATCTATGCCCTTTTCGCGCGATCTTTTCAGCGCATCGGGCATAGTGTAACTTCAGATCAGGATTTTGTGAATTGTGGGTCCGATTCCAGTATCGTATCAATCCATTCTTTGAGAATTGGATACTCCTCTGGTGTTACCCGTCCAATAATCATGCCGTCCGAGCTTGTTGTAATTCTCACTAATCCAACGCCATACGTTACTGCGTCTTGCATGGCTCCGTTCATGATCGTATCGATCTCGGTGATTCCCTTTTCTATTTCGGATGAAACATTTTTATTCATCACTCCTCCTGGTCACTGCGTAAAATCCTATGGGTTGCCCATGCTTTATATGCTTTGAGCTCTTTGTTCTCTTGCTTAAGTCTTGCGATTTCACCCTTTTGGTGGTTCATCATGCTTGTGGTGCGTTCTATCCAGTCTCTGACCTCTACAGGCATATGGTACGTAGGTTCGTCTACCTTTGGCTCTATTGCGCGCGCCATGCGTGTTTTGGGCGGTTTTGATGGGGTTGTCACGACCTTAGTGGCTTTCACTGGCGCTTTACTTTTGGTTACCATGATTTTCCTCGTGGAAACGTTTCCAACGGCACTCTGCGCGCATGCGTGGGGTGAAGTCTGGTGAAATTTCTGCCAGCTCGCAGTTGTATTGTGATTTGTAATCGAGCTCGGGCATGAACATCAGCGAGATCATGCATAGTGCAAAACCAATCGCCCCCAGAATGTTTTTCCACAGAGGCTCGTGCCCTTTGCGCATCATCTTATCGATCTCTTGCTTAGTCATACTGCCTCCACGGTGATTGTGTATTTCTTACCTTGACGATCAGTGACGCCAATTGTGCGTTTGGTTGAGCGAAACGATCCATCGGCATCCATATCCATCTGGGCGGTGCCTACGCTTGCCAGCAGTGCCATGTCTTTTAAATCTTCACACTTCAAATTGTTTTGAATCAAATACGCTATGTAATCGCAATACACCAAGTGTTTACGCGCGTCTTCCACGCCCTGAATTGCGACCTCTGCCATTGTTTTAAAGTCTTCCATGATTAGTCCTTGTGTTGTGGGTGATTAGAACTATAACAAAAAATTAGAGTTTTAGTTCAGTGTTTCGTCGGATTGTTGTTTTGATGCGAGCCTGGTACTGATTTCATTAGCCTATCGAGCAGGTTGTGCGTTTCGATTTGTGATTTCGATTGTCTGTACTTGTCTCGCAAGCTTTGCAGCGCGATGGTCATAAACGTTTCGGTGTTCATGCCATTTTCTTCATGTACGACTACCGCGGTCGCCAGCAGTGCGGTCGCAACATTGGTAATGATGCACATAGCGAAGATGACCCCGTGGTCGCGCACCACTTTGTCCAAATGCTTTTGAATAATAGGATCCAAGCGCATCAGCATGCGTAATGCTTTTTCTTCGTCGGATTCTGTCATTTTTTCATCCTGTTACGAATAGCTTCTGCGCATTCAGTTAGATACTCAATATAACCTGTTGGCCCTTCGCCGCCATCTTCCATTCGTTGAGCTATGCCATCAGCAATCTTAGCGCACTCTTCTCGTTCAATCGCCAAAGCTTTTTTTGTGGTCTCAATTGCTATTTGCATGATCTCAGCCTTCGCAAGCGCCAGAGCATCGTCGAATTCTTTTTGAGTAAAGAGCTCGATGTGGCCTGCGTTACCAAGCAATTGTCGGGCCAGTGGGCTTAATTCTTTTGTCATGTAATTCTCGCAAAAAAGCCCCCGAAGGGGCGAAAGGGTTTATTCATCACACATCTCTCGACGGTCGCGACGGTCTTGAGCAATAAGCTCGTCAATCTCCCACGATTCGACTTTTGCTTCAAGCCAAGGTGCGTGGTAACCCTTGCGGTCAAGAATCGAATACATCTCACGGTTCCAATACGCAATTTTGCAAGGTATGCCGCTTAAGCGGCACTCAATCACATTGGCATGGTTTAAGTTTTGAATTTTCATGTCGAATCCTTAATTACTAGTAATTTTGGTAGCCAACAAAACACGCGCTTTAATTGCAGCCTCAGACTTTGGGTCAGCATCGCGCAAGAGTTCCAGCACGACTGTAAGCAATTCCATACTCCATTCTTGCAATGCCATTTCGGTTCCTTAGCCCCCCGTAGGGGGCAGTTGGTTTATTTCTTTGGGGTTACGCGGATGTCAGCACGACCTTCTTTGCGGAAGGTATCTAAGACTGCGTCGCTGATGCCGTACTTCTCGCACACTGCAGCGTAGTCGACTGAGCCTTTGACCTCGAACAATGCCACGTTGACAGAGTGCAACTCACCCTTGTGGGTGCCAACGTCATACTTGTTTGCGATCGCAGCTTTCATAGCCTTGACCTGGTCAGCTAAAGCTTTGGCTTGCTGGTCGAGTACATAGAGTGCGTCGATGTCGTTTGAGAGTGCCTCGACAGTTGCGAGGGCTTGGATGTTGGCTTGTGTTGCTGTAATCATTTTGAATCTCCGTTTAACCTGCTTCGTTGCAGTGAGTAGAACTATAACATGAAATTAGAGTCTTGCAAGGGGTTTCCCCCTTTTTTTACAATTTAAAACCATTTGCCCGTAAAAATGCGTTTTGTTCTGGTGTTGCCATGCACACTGCCATCATGTGCTTGTTCAAATAAGCTTGCAATTTGGCACGAGTTTTGTCATTGGGGTTTGCTAAAAAGGCTTCAAGTAATTTCAACATTTCGTTTCCTTTCGTTAAACCTGCGTCAGTGCAGTGATTGAGAATGTAACAGAAAGTTAGAGTCTATGCGTAAATAAATGAAGTAATTTATAGGTGTTTACCCTTAATTGTTGTAATTAAACACTGGAAACGTTTCCAACCACGTTTTTGATTGTTTCGTTTAGTGCGTCGAGCTCGTCCATCTTTGCTATGTGCCAGGCTGCTTTCTCACCATGCCAGCCCATTTTTGAGCCCTGGTGACATGACTTGCATAGTGCTACCACCGTGTAGTGTCGACCTTGCTTGATATGGTGCGCATCGCTAGGTGCTTCTTGACCACAAATCGAGCACGGTTGTTCTTTTACTTTTAGAATCCAAGCACGTTCTTTTGTATTCAGTTTGCTGTTCATTTAATTCTCTCAAGTCGTAAATCCATCTTATTTTGTCTGCTTTTGATTGCAAAGTATTTCGTTTTCGCAGAGTAGTAGACCAGTCTTGAAAAACAGAAACTGAATCTTCTACCCAATTAGCTGCACGATAGATAGTGCCAGAATGTACTTCGGTATCTTGATAAGAAACTAAACGCGTTATATCAGGAAAATTTTTTTTAATTGTTTTAATCATTTTTGCGATCATCCAGGTCGCCGTATTTTTTGGCGCGTCTGGTGCGATTGCAAGGCGACGCAGCTCAAGCCAAACATGTTGTTTTGACATTCTGTTTGCTGCAACTGGATCTGTCCACATTGCACTTGCAAAACAATGGTCTAAATATTCTGCACCAAAAAATATTTTATGTTTGTTCTTTATCATGTTTGCATAAGAGGTTACAGGTAATCTGCTATGCCACATTGCGTTATATTCCATTGCTTTTTTTACGCCAATTTCACGCAAAATCATTTGTTTTGGTGTTGTCGGCGTAAATCGTTCCCCAAGAAACAAATCAAAATTCACATTACCGCCTTGTCCATGACCCTGTTAGACGCTTCATTTGACCTCCAGACGTCGATGCGCGCTTGAGCTGATACCAATCCCCATCTGAGCTCCTCTTCGCGCTCTACAGCCGCTTCTAAGCCTTTGAGCATTTCTAAATATGCTGAGTCCGCATATGCCTCGATCTCAGCTGCTGCCGCGGTTTTCGCGCGACCGTCAGAAAGGGCCGCTTTCATTAACATGGCTTTTTGACTCTTTCGGTATTCTTCCAAGTACACACGATGAGCCTTTGCTTGAGCATATTTGCGTCCGTGCGTATATAGATAGTCCACCGCATCATTAATGTCTTTTTCATTCATTTTTGTAACCAAAAAATATAGCCAATTAATAGGCACCAGGCAAAGTAAGGCCAAATCATCCAGGGTGAAATATCATCCAATAATGTCATCGTATTTATCT